CGGAATTCGATGGTCTTGCCGCCATTCTTCGGAATGGGGTGCTTCTGACCAAACTGGTCATGTACCAGCAGCGGCTCTGCCAGATCGATCAGGTAGTCGCTGTAGTACGTCTTCATTTCTGGCGACAGCTCGTTTCCGGTCGTCGCAGCGGTGTCGGTCGTCTTATTGACGTTCAAGCTAAACAGCTTAAGATTGAGTTTGTACATTTTCTACTCCCTTTTGAGGGGATTAGAAGCTTATCATTTCCCCTCTAGCGACGCGTCGCGCTATTTCCCGTCGGTCCTCTCTGCTGAGTTTCGCGACGTCGGTTTTCGCGACAAATCCACTCTGGGCGGCGACTCCGTTTTCCTGCGGGCGGGTGCCTCTGGCCTTGATATTGTCTACCACGGCCTTTTCGGTAGCAGCTGCAGCGGCATTCATCAGCTCATCCATGTGGATCACGCGGTAGGCATGCTCCACAGGTGTTCCTGCCTGAAGCAGGCGTCGAAACTGATCGTTTGCCATCTCGGCTTGCAGGTCGAATCCCGGATATTTCTGGGATAGCGTTTCCGCCTCCTGTACCCATCGTCCTACCTGCTCCTGCACTCTGTTCTGCTCCGCCGCGTCCTGCTGGGCCTTGAGAAGAGCTGCGTTCTGACGCTCCAGCGTCTTGAACTTCTTGTACTGGTCAACTTCCATGCCGGCCTCGTCAGCCGCGGACTGCCAGTAAGCGTTGTCCTCATCAATAGCCTTCATCAGCCCGTCGATGTCCCCATCCTTCGTGCCGTAGCGTTGCTGCAGCATATCCAAAAGGGGCTGGGCCTTGTCTACCCGGTCTTGCAGGTTCTTGGTCTCCTTGAAACGCCTGTTGATCATTTTCTGCGTGTCCTCGGCATAGAAATCCTTGTACTCGCCCCTGATCAGGTCGTTATAGGCCTTGCGCTTGTCTTCCAGAGTATTGGAGGTAACCGTCACCTCCGGTTGCGTCTCAGCGGCGTCCTGAGTATCCTGGCGGCCATATACCACCTTCGACAAATCGCCCGTGTTCCGGAGGGTGGACCCGGAGTTTTGATCGCCCTGGGATGTAGCGGTCCCTTCGCCGCCTGTTCCTTCACCGAACAGATAAAGATTTAGTCTGTACATGCGTACCCTTTCCCGCGGGATTATAGGCCCCGTGTGCCTTATACCAAGAGCTTAACAGGACTCATATTGAATCTTGCCAAAGCTTTTGTACCTGTAGAAGAATAATTTGGGATAGTCTCTCGCCAGCATCCGGCACGCTTCGTCAGCCACGTCCAGGAGGAATTTGCCGTCAGCAAACCCCTTCCAGATGACCATCGCGTCGCCGTCATTCAGCTTTCCATGCATCAGGATCTTCTTCTGCTCCGCCATGTTGGCGATGAGTGTGACCACCGTGGAGATGGCCGCGCACGCCTCCGGAGTGTCAGCGTGGTTTACTGCTGAGAGTGTGTAGACGCCATCCTCCGCGTCCAGATTGAGGATCGTCATACCGGCGCAGCTCCGTTTCCGCCCACGTTAAGGTTCGGCTTGCTTCTGGCCGCCAATCTCTGGCCATAGCTGGTCATGGGAGTGGCCGCTGCCATGACGGTGTCTGCCACCGCGTTTGAGCCACTTGCAAGCGGTTTCCCGGCACTTTTCTGCGTCCCTTGAGAATTCCTCCCACCGCCTTGCTCCGTGGGCATTTCGGGTTGAATACCGGCCATACCCTGCAGGAGCATCTGCAGCTGCGCGATCTCCTGCTGCTGTTGCTGGCAAATGTTGAGCAGCGTGGCTCCCTGGTTCACTTTATCCCTGACATCCTCGATGCCTTCAAAATCCATCATATCGAGGGCCACCATAGACGCCTGAGCATTCTCAGGAGCAAAGAAGCCCATAGCATATAGCTCTTTGGCACGCTCGTTCTGCTCCATTCTGCTGAACGGATTCTTTTTCTGGGCAGATATCTCCAGATCAAATACCGGCTCGCGGTAAAGCTCCAGGCCATCCGCGCCCATGACGCCGGTAGGCTGCGGTCCCATCATCGCGTTGCTCAGCTGCACGTACTCATAAGCACCCATGCCATTCGGGGCCGTAATCCGGAAGGAACGTGCCTCGTTGTAGAACTGGCGAATCAGCTCCACGCACAGGGAACTGACCTCCGCATGGACTCGGTACGATGCCACGATGATGTCACGCGAGATCTTGTTGCCGGCCTCCTGCAGTGCCGCGATAGCTGCTGCAGCGGTCACCTGGCCGGTCGTGCCACCACTGTTGACGTCACGGTTCGCGGCGGTGTCCTTCATCTCCTCAACTTTCGCCTGGATGACGTTGAGCGTGTAACTCGGCAGCGGGTCGGTGGTGATCTCCTTGAGCCGCATGTCACTCAGCTCACCCTGGACGTGTACCAGAGGCCGGTTCCAATCCATGAACTCCTGCACGTTGACGTTGGTGGAGTCGCTGACAAAGAATCTCTTCTTTGACGTCATCATGGCGTTCTCCAGGACGTTGGCCTCCAGCTTGTCGATGTAGAGCTGCGGGTCCTTGCAAATGCTCACATACCCGAACCCGCACGGCGTACCCTTCTCGGGCCACAGCGGGTCCAGGACAACAGGATACTCACCGTGGTCGTAGAATCCGGTCTCTCTGTATGCCGGGTCATTTTCCGACGCGTACAGGACTTCATCCCCCACGAACTTGCAGTAGTGCAGGACTGTCCTGCTCCCCACCTTGACCTTGTAATACCAGTCCACCACAACGGACTTGTATGACGTATCGATGCTCTCATCGTAGATGTACTGCTTGACGTCTACGGTGTCGCCCATGTGCCGGCCCTTAAGCTTAGGATAGGCGTCTGCCAAAAGGTCGTCGTCCACCAAATCCACAATGAAGAGATTGCGGCTCTTCTGCAAATCCGTGATACCCGGTTCCCAGAACAGCTTGAGCAGGTCGATGCCTCTCACGTCCACGTCGCCCAGGCCGTTCTCCGACTCAGGATTCCAGAACACCCCATAAGCAGCCGTGCCGTGCTTCAGCTTCTCCCACCAGTTATCACTGTAGGTCTTCTCAAAATCGCAGTGCTGCAGGATGACGGGAAGGACCTCCGACAGGATATCCGCGCTCTGCTCATCGCTCTGCTCTCTTGGCAGGACGATAGGCTCCGGGTAGTTATCCATCGCGTCGGCATGTTTATTGATGATGGCATTAAACAGCCATGCGCTGGTGGGCATAGGCCCCATGTTCGGGACCTGCACCTCTTTGCCATTCTCGTCCAGGACGGTCCGCGTGCCTCTCTGGTCGCCTTTGATCATCTCCCAATGCCTAAGCTGCCACCACCGCTCCTCCTCGACGATGCGGGCCTCCAGGTTCGCTTTGCCCTGCTTGTACTTAGCCAATATGGCCGCAGCCTCCCGGATCTCGTCCTTGCCGATCATGTGCTGTTCGGTAACGACGTCTTCCGTCTGCACGCCGGTCACGATGGGCAGCTCCTCGGTCTGCTGGGGCTCTCCGTAAAATACTCTTGCCATTAGTACCTCCTGTACCATTCGTATCTCCCCAGCTCCGGAGTATCCGTCTCCAGGGGGTTATATTCTTTGGGCTTGGACTTGTAGTTAGGTCTCGGCCCTATAGGATTCCGCATACTCACATAACGTGCAGCGTCATATAGATGGTCTTCTCCGTCGGTGTCCACGTCCTCAACGTCACGCTCGTCATAAACGAGTGCAGGAAACGTCCTTATCCAGTGCTTGCAGGTGTTGAACACGTAGAGCATTGGTATCCCGTCCTCGTCAAACGCTAATCTGTGGTGCAGCTGCATCTTGCCAGATATCCGAGCGTTGTCTCCCCGCTCAAAATAGACTCTCTCCCGCTCCATCAGCGCACCAATGGATTCCGTGCCCTGGGATGCCCATATGGCCGGATCTCCCACTCGCAGGATGCTCTTGCCTTTAAGATTGGGATCGTCAGCCTCTATCTCACGGATCTTCCGCGCAACCTCACCAGGCTCCATCTTGACGCCCTGATTTGGCGTGCCGGTGCATCCGTAATACTCCCTGATCATGTACAGACGCCTCTCCGGGTCGACCGCGAACCAGATCACGGCGAATGGCCGGGAATATCCCCAGTCCAGTCCGCACCAGACGGGCCAGGAGTCCGGCACCTTGAATGGTGCTATCACATGGGTCCCTATACGGTCGTCATAGTGGGCCGGGTCGTTTACCCACTCCGTGAAGACCTGGCCGCTGAACGTGTCCCAGTCACCATAGAGAAGCGCACGCCTCTCAGCTTCCGGCATTGATGCCAACCTTTGGATGTACCCCGGGTCGTTGTCCAACAAAGCCTTGTTGTCAAACACCAGTGACGGCACGAAGATCCTGCTCTGTGTCCTGGTGTGCATCGTCCCGTCTGGATCCACCCACGAAACCTCCTCCGGTATTGGCGTCATCGGTGGTGCAGCGGTAACAAATCTATCTTTCACCCAGGCGTGTCCGATTGAACCCGGATTTGCCGTGGCCCGGATGTATATCCTCGTCCCTGGGCCATTAGGACGGTTACGCGAAAACAGATACGAATACTCATCCCACGTAAAATGCGTCAGCTCGTCGAATCCGATGAAATCGTATGCCTGTCCCTGGTAATTGAGCCTGTCCTTCGTGTGCTGCATCGACCCGAATATGATCTTTGCCCCGCTCGGGAAGGTCCATGTATGCGAGCTGGAATTATACTTGGCCCCAGGCACCGCCTGTGGGTAGTAGTTGAGGCTCTTGTCAATCAGCTCGGCCAACTGTGGATACGTTTTCCTCAGGATCAATCCTTTGTAGTACGGTATCTTCACCTGCCGTAGAGCCTCGATCACCATAGCGTCGCTCTTTCCGCCACCCGCAGCTCCTCCGAACAGGCACTCATATTCTGGCCTCCGCATGAACTCAGCCTGTTTTGGCTGCGGTTTCCAGATGACGTTACCCATCCGCCACCTCCGGGAGAATGATCACGCCAGGTTCTTCTCCGATAGCCTCTCCCTTGTGGTTGATCTCCCACCAGAACTTTGCAGACGTGGGATCCGGGGGCAGGTGCTTGGCAAACGCTTTCTCACGTTTGTTGAGGACATTACCGTCCTTATCAAACAGAGTCTCCGTCACCGTCTCTATGTAGTCATATCCCTGGGCCCGCCTGTACATGGCATTTCGGATCTCCTCGTCCAGATTGGGCAAGGCTCTCGCGAAAAGTGCTGCCAGAGCTGGATGTTTCCCTATATTCTCTCTCAACGTGGCGTATCCAATATGTAGCCGGTCAGCGATCTGCTTCTTCGTCTCGCCGGCCAGATACCACTCTCTAATATTTTCCAGGTACGGCTCTATAGCCGTCTCATACAATGGTTTAGCCATATAGCCCCTCCTATCCCCACTCTATCAGTACTAATCCCAAATCTTGCCAAAGCTTTTGTACCTCCGATGTCACAATTTGTTCATAAATTTGCCACAAAACATTTACAAAAACCCGCTTGACAGACATATGAGCGTCTGCTATACTGTGCGCAGATAGCAAGACAAGCAAACGCTATCGCAGATATCAATCATCATAGGGAGGACATAAAAATGAAGCGCATCATCAACAACAAACGTTACGACACCGATACGGCCCGCGAGGTTGGGTACTGGGACAACGACCGCACGCCCCGTGATTTCAGCTACTGCGAGGAGACCCTGTACCAGAAGCGCACAGGTGAGTATTTCCTGTATGGCTGCGGAGGCCCCATGAGCAAGTACGCCACCAGCACCGGCAACAACAGCTGGAGCGGCGACAGCAAGATCATCCCGCTGACGTTCGACGCGGCCATGAAATGGGCCCAGAAGAATCTCTCCGCTGATGACTATGAGGCCGAGTTCGGCCCGGTAGTCGAGGACGAGAGCCGCACGTCCGTCTACGTCACCATCCCGTCTGCCCTGGCTGCCAAGCTCCGGAAGGCCGCCGCGGAGACAGGCAAGACCCAGAGCGACATCATCGCGGACCTGCTCCGGTCCATGTAAGAGCAATAAAAGAGAGGTCGGGTAACCGGCCTCTCTTGTTTGTGCGTCGTTGCTACCTTGTAAAGTTTTCAGTCAGGATAGTCGCCAGCATAAACCTGTAGAATATGTCATATTTCTCTTCACCCATTAGCTCAAGAAGTTTTTTCTCTTGCTTTTCCATGATTTGGATCGCGGAATCTCGTTCGAGTTTAGTCTTGCTTTCCAGTATTTCTTTTGTGCCTTTCACGTCTGCTTCTCCTGTGGCAATCCTCCACACAACGCTCAGTATTACAGCCACTGAAGCAGCCTCGTCACTTGTCAGAATGTCTTCATCCTTGCGATATATCATCGTGACAATTTTTACAGCTTCTTTCCATACTGCAAACGCCAATTCTTCATCGTCTCCAAGCACTTGTGCCAATGGGGCGTGTCCATCCATGCACTTTTTCCCATCCATGAACTCATCCCACCAGTATTCCAGATAGCCTAGCGCATTGTCCATTCTGCGCTCCCGCTGCTTTTTTCTGTATTCCCTGGCTTTAGCCCTTATTACCATAATATTCAGGTCCATCGCTTCTAAATCTTCCACGGCTATACCTCATCTTTCGTTGTCTCGCTGAATCTCATAAACCCACCGAAGTACGGCATATAAACCATTCCATCATCTTCTCCATCTCCATCATCTTCTCCATCGCCGCTAGCATCTTCATCCGAGTGTCCAGGTTTTTCATCATGTTCTGGCCCCTCTGCATCATGGCCTTCCTCGCCGCGCTTCCACCTAACCGTGATTTTGATTGATTCCTCTCCAGGTTCGATCTCCGTCTCGTAGTCCTTCATCTCAGCCAGCTTTACCACCGGGATCGTGATCTCCTTGATCCCGTCTTCCACGTCCCTCCCGTAGCACAGTACCACCTGCGTCAACTGCGCCGCGTACAGGTCTGCCATCTGCTGGAATCCTTCGTTCCGCATTCTCTGTTCTGCCCGGAGCTTATCGTACAGGTACTCGTTCTGGTTCCGCAGCCCCTTGATCTGATCCTTCAGATCCTTCCTTGTGTTCTGAAACAGTCTCTTCATAATTCCTCCATGTATGTGTTCCAGTATTCCGCCAGCGTGCATTTTTCCCAGCACCCGGCGCAATATTTGTTCATGTACTCATTGGCGTAGGTCCGGTTCGGAAATGCCGGCCTACCACATTTGCCTTTTAGGAACTCGGCTCCATCCCAGCCAAAATACGGGCAGACCCATTTTTTATGTCTGTTCACCGCGTACTGTTTCTTTCTTGGCATGATCCGCCTCCCACGCCCTCAGGCAGCTCCACGTACAGAAATATGCCATACGGCTATTGTTGCCTTTGCTAGTCTTATAAAACCACCATTTAGTCCGCTTAAACTTCTTTTTGCACTGCGGGCATACCGTCCGGAACGCTTGCCATTCGTCTACCGCGTACACGTTTCTCCCTCCTCCAGATCCATTTCAAAATCCACCAGATTGCGTGATACAGAAATATTATGTCCCTTATGTTTGCAGCCTCCAGAAACTCCATGTGAGTCAATCGGCCTTCCGTCTCATCCATCAGCTGCATAAGGTCATTCATCGCCGTCCTCCGGAATATTATCCAGCTCTTCCTGCAGAATCTCCCCTAACACAGTGTACACTCGGTCCCGCAATCGCGAAATCACGGCTAGTTTTCCTGCCATCATGCCCATCCTGAACGCTTCCATGCGTTCTTGATTCAGTTCTTCATCAGTCAGCTTAATCTTCTTCATGTTTTACTCCTTTGTACGGTTTTGGGAGCGGCATCCAGGCCACAATTCTGCCATCTTCATCGGACCAATTCATTTCACCGCCCAGACCGATCCACCACATCCCACCTCGAAAATCGTCGTGGTATCCATCTGTTATTTCCCCATAAGCATCGCAGACCAGGACCGTTTCTCCATTCTTTGGCAGACGTTTGCTAACCGGGATCCATCTCCGAAAAAGACTAATCATCGTCCTCCCACCATCCTTTCTCTTCCTGGTAGGTCACCAGCGTGCCGTTTGTTCTCGCCTCATCGGCTACCCGCTTCTCCATCTGCTTCTCCCTTTGGGCTGCCAGTTCGTGAGCCATGTATAGCGACCTCGCAAGGGGAAGGTCATAATGCTGGTTGAGCCACGCGGCCTTGTTATACTTGTCCGCGAAAAGGCGGAACACCTCGTTCTCGATGCCTTTGACCTTCTGATCCACATCCTGCAGGAACGCTACGGCATCTTCCTTCGTCTGAAACACGAATTCCATCCCGCGCCACTCGGTATACCATCCAGGCTGGATCAGCTCGCGTTGATTCGTCCACCCGTCCAGATACCCGCCGGGAGCGGTCGGCGTTTCTACGTGATAAATCTCATGTCCGGAATCGTGCAGCCTATATGCGCCTCCGTTCCAGTCAGCACGGATATTATTGATCGTTTCCCCCATTATGCCTCTTCGCCTCTTTCATCCCGTTTGTATAGCCTTCTTCGTATCCGTCGTTCCAGCCGTCAACATATCCTTCGCCGTAGTTCATATCATCTATTGTCTCATTCCGTCCGTCAATGTGTCCGAATCTGTAACACATCCACCCTGTCAACCCGAGCGCGATAAACCCGGCAATTATGATCCCGACTATCTCTAGTATCGTCATTGCTCAATCCACCTCCACAAAATTGTCAATGGGTGTGGAGGCCACGGCATCCACGCCAGAAGCCTTCCGTCACTTACGAACCATTGTTTCCCATTTCTGTCGATCACACAACTAGGACCCTGATCGTACCGTCCGAAGAACATCGTCCCACTAGTGGTACACGCTATAATCGGTTGCATCTCGAAGGGCGGTTCCTGGTTACCGAAGCTGATCCACGCCTTGCTCAGCTTATCCTCCAGTTTTCGGACCTTCTTGCAGAACCGTCCATACGGGTTCGGGCAGATTATATGTTTTACTTTCCTGATCAACTTGTTCATTTATCCTCCAATCTCTATCAGCGGGCAATCCTTCGGGCGGACGCCATCACATTCGATTTCCCTTTCCGTCACTCCGCAATGCGGGTCAAAATCCTCCAGGTCCTGGCAGCATGGGCAATCGAAGCAGGTCTCTGGCATCTTAGCACCTTTGATCATTAGTCCTTTCATCATTCGCCATCCTTTCCGCTAACCACGCATTGAGCCATTCCTTGATCCCGCTCGTATCATACTCACCGGATACCTCGTCAAATCTGCAGTATCCTATCGGCTCACTCAACAGAACGCTATCGTCCCCGATGTACTGCGTCATCAACCCCAGCACATTCACGGTTTCGCCGATTTGGAGATCCGCAGACTCAAGATTTGAGATTTTCAAAGCAGGGCGAATAGCTAATGACTTGTAGTAGACAAAGCCGTAGCCGCCGGGGACTACT